ATCTCCTTCAGTATTTCGGTGAGCAGCCCGGTTCCTTCCCCCTCATCGGGCACCATGCTGCAAATTCATGGCAATTGGTCATTGAAGGCCGTTCACATTCGTATGACATATCCCCGGATACCATGTGGATGTGCACCCAGAGGTATTGGCACGGTTCCCGGGATTCGTATTCAATCGGCGTGATTATATCATCGTTATTCATTCTTTCTTCTCCTTCTGCCGTTTCCGCCAATCAATTTCCGCCTGGTCCTGTTCGGTCATCATCGTAAGTGCTGCCCGGCGAAGTGTGCCTTTTTCAACAGCATCCGGGTCTGAACAGTTTTTCCAAATCAGGCCATAATGCTCTTTACACAGGGCAAACCCTATCTGGCAGGGGGATTTCTTATTCTGGTAATCAATTAACGTGCCCCCGATAATCTCCCCGGCAATCTCGTGGTTGTATATCCCTATGCCACAAACCCCGCAAACCACCGTGATTACATCATCTGGTAGTTCAGGCGGTGCTTCATCACTCATTTCCGGCATTTCTTTCTCTCCTCAAGTTCCTGTATTAATTCATCAATTGCCAGATTGGCGCGGGCTATATCCTCTTGAGGAATGGATATATCCTCATGTGACAGCACAATCTCCCCCTCATGCCAGCAGAACCTATCCCATCGGTTCATTTCCGGCATTCTGCCTCCATAATCTGCCATACCCGGAACCGGCATGCAGCATCGAAATATGCCGTCATCATGGCATTCTTGGCAATCGTTCCCGGGAGGTCAAGGGCATACGAATCCTCCATAATCCTCTCTCGGAAATAGTAGACTCCACGCCGGGGGATGAACGAGTTGCCGATTGCTTCGGTCAATGCGGGCACATCCCGAAACATCTGGTGGGAGGGAGATACCATGCTGCCAGCAGGAGGATTAGCAAGATGATTACCCAACCCTCCTCAATCCAGTATCGTATCAACAGAACGCCCCCAGATACATCTCGCCGGTGCCCCCGGCCAATACCCATGCCACGCTGTCATAGAGCATCCCGATCAGGATTACCCCTACAAACACGGCAGCAAGGATGGATTTAATCCACCAAATCACAGTATCCACCACAACGCGTATGCAGTCCAAATCCAGCAGTATACGATGACCGAAACACAGAGGGCAATCCATAATCTCCGGTCAAATTCCGATTCTTCAAAAAGGCTAGTCAATCAAACCAGTGCTCCACATCGTCTTTATGAGGTCCATCATACAATCCCGGGATAACCGGGGCAATCGCACATCGGCAATTTGGATGAAAGGGAGGCCAACCATCACGGAAACCTCTTCCATCCACTTCCGCAATCTCCCCGTGCATGCTGATACATGCGTCACAGGTTCTTGGTCCGTTGCAGGAAATCAGTTCAACCAGTTTTACTTGGTCTTTCATATACCGTTCCCGGGATGCTTCGGTAATCGCCCTGATGGATTCGGTTCTTACAATGGTTTCAGCACGTCGCCATCCTTCTTTCAGAACACCATCAATCCGTTCCGTGATTTTATACGTGCCTTCCCCCGCCTGCATCCCTGCCCCAATCTCAAAGATAATCTGTTTGTTCATCTCATCGGTGATACCTTTCAATGCGGATACGTCCAGTTGAGTGAGGGTATCCACCAATTCTTCAGAGATGGGACCACGTTCAAACCGATTACCTGTTACCCGGGAGAGTTGTTCAGCAGCGAAATCTTGCCCGTGTGCCACCGAATCTTTCAGCATAACCTCCGTAACCAGTTTCCCTTCATCAATGAACGATTCCCCCAACATCGGCAGGTATCGGGCAATTTCAGCAAGAGGGAGTGGAGCAAGCGGGCCAACCCCAATAATGTTCTTCTTCTCCCGGGGGATTTTGCCGGATTCAACCAGGGCAAGAACCTCTTTGGCATACCGCTTCCAGACTTTTTTAAGAGGGGGAAGGGTATCTTCCTCAATCCATAGCGATTGGGTAGGGTCAGCCCGGATGTCTTTGGAAGGTTCCCATCCTGCGGTCTTGGGCATTAATCCCCCTCGAATACGGCGTAAATCAGCCATACCAGGAACAGCACCACGATGAATACCAGAACTATCAGCCAGATGAGTGCCGGGAACCATACTATCCACCACGGCAGGGCTGCCCATTCGATACCCAACCACGTTGAGTTGCCGTAGTGCATCACCAGCAGGGCAACCTGAATCACAAGGCCAATCATACCCCCGATACCGGAAGATACGTTGCTCATTCGTTCACCTCCTGCTCATCCTGATACTTGAGCAAATCTTTCAGGAACTTCTTTTGAGCAGATTTCGGGACAACGGCGTATGGGTCAAGTTTGTTGTTCACCATCGCGGCCATTACCTTCCCCCGTTCAATATCCATCTGTTCCGGTGTCGGTTCGCCAAGCCCTCCCCCTTCCCCAGTATACAGTTTTCGGAGGGTTGTATCCCGTTCCTGTATGAGTTCCTGCCAGCCGGTTTCATCCAATGCCTCTGCTTCCATCCCGTATTCACGCAGCATGTTCGGTGAAGCAATACCCGCCCTTAACCCAAACTCTGCCTGTTTCAACCAGATTTCCGATTTGTCGATACTTGGGCATGGTATGTCAATCGTTATCTGATACCCCCCGAAACCGTTGGGGTCAAGGTATGGCTCGAATAACCGGGAGTATTCGGGAGCAATCCATTCATGGTATCCCCGGATATATGCCACCATCAGTTCCATCTCCGGGGCTGCTGAACCTCCCAAGGTGTTCCCCTCTTTCTGGATGAATGAGGAAGGGCTGAAATGGTCAATCAATAACCGTTCAAGCCCGTTGATGGTTTCAAGTGCAGTGCTATTCTCACTGAACTGAAGGGGGATAACCTCCATGTTCTCCCGCAACTGCCAGCCGGTATTCTTGCCCCAATTCTTCAGGAAGTTCTGGCCGTATGTGAGGTCATCACCTTTCGCCCCTTTAATCTTCATCAGGACGATGGGCGCACCTTCCCGGTTCACTTTCTGCATCTGTGCTTGCCACGTGTAGGTAAGCATTTCCAGAATCGGAACCAACGGAACGATTATCGGTTCACCCGCCAGCCCTTCGCTGATCGGGTCTTTTATCATCACCACGTTCTTGAGTTGGGTCTGGTCACCGGTATCATCGGTTTGCCAGAACTCAAGTTCGCCAGTATCCCCGTTGATGGCAATGCCTGGCAGGATGTCGGAATAGCGATAGTTGGCGTTGGGTGACGTGTTCCGGAACGATTGCGGGGGCAACCTCCGGAGTTTAGTCATGGCGTATTCACCATCAACCCAATCCCATACCGGATTAAGCAGGGTAGGGCCCCAAAAGAAGAAGTCCATGAACCCGCGTTGCATCCTTCCCCAAAGGTTCACGTCAGGAGAGTCAGCGATACGGGCAATGTTCTTGGCTAATAGTTCCGATTTGTCATCATGTTCCCCGTCCTCGTTCACCGCCCCGATAGTGAACTTCTCCTGAAATATGAGGTTTCGTTGTTTATTCGCCAGACCGATAGCGTAACTGTTCTTGGTCAGGTGGAACAGTTTATCAGCATCTATTGATGGTGCTTGATAATACGGGGTGGTTCCAAGGGAGGTGATATAAACAGTTCCCTCCTCCCCGCGTGGTTTAACGGTGGTATCCTTCGGCATATTGTATCATATTCTCATCCCCCCCACCGTTCCCCGGAATCCAAACCCGGGGATTGGTTTGTTGTTCGTCATCTGTTCAATGGTAGGTTGTTCCCATCCCATGGGAATCCCTGATGCTGCATACCTTAACGCATCCAATAGATGGTAGGATGCTTTATTCCTGATTTTCTCCGTTGGTTGTCCACTTGAATCCAACTCCCTTGAGTATTGCCGTAATTGCGAAATGGTCTGCGTGCAGGTGCGGAATACCTTGAACTTGCCACCTTTCAGCAGGGAGATTACCCGGTCAATTCCTCCTTCAACATCGTTCACCAATGGTTCCTGCACGGGCACCCCGGCAGTCTGCCAATCCATCCTGAACTGCGTCTCACTCTTTGCACCGCCGAACCAATCAACATACATATAGGCAAGGAGCGGGTCCATTGCCCGCCGTGCATGTTCCGCACTGGTGAGGTTCCCCTCAAGCGATTCTCTGAATAGGTAGATGTCTTTGGTATCGGGATGAATGCCAAGGTAGATAACCGCAGTATTCACCGCTCCCGGGTCAATCCCCACAATGACAGGCCAATGGGTGTGAATCGTTATGGGGTTGCAGACGTGTATCCTCTCATCGAAATCACCGTATATGGCCCCGGCAGGCCGGGTGAATATCCCCCGATACTGCATATCAAACTTCCAGCCGGGCATAGTCCTCCGTGCCTCTTCATATTCATCCAGGGGAAATGCAGGGTTGAGGATAGATTCAAACTGAATAACCCGGATGTCTTTCGCTCCCTGCGTGAACGGGATATAGATTTCCGAATGGAGCCACCCGTGATTGTATATCGTGGTGGTGCCGAGTATCCTGCCCCGATGAATACGTAACCGCCGTTTCACGGATTCAAACGCCGCGATAGTGAAATCATCCATCCCGCACTCGTCCAACCATGCGGCTTTAGCGGTGGCTGCTTCTAACCGGGATACACCAACGGACCCGGTCCCTGTCTTGGCAGACCGGAGGATGATCCGGCCCCACATGTCATCCTTTGCAGTCTTTGCCCAGAACGTGTCAGTATCCGGGTCTTTCAACTCAATAACTTTAGGACCGGGATGATACCTGCCATCGCCCAGGTAATCGCAAAAATACCGGGTTAGTTCCGGTAACATCTTCATGTTGAATAAGTCATAACTCGCAGTTACAGCAAGATAATCGCCGGAACCTCGCCCTGCCCGGACAACCTTCCCGGTCTTTTTATCAGTCTTGCCGTATATCTCCTGTTCCAGCCAGATGGGACCGATGCTGGTTTTCCCGGCCTGACTGCCTGACAGGATGAATACGTATCGTTCCGGAGCGTTGAGCGCCTCCTGTTGTCCTTTGTGCGGGCATACCAGTATATCCCCTTCATTGGTTACCCGGATCACGCCGGTTTGGTTGAGACATTCTGCCGGGAGCCGGTGGACCGGGATACCAGCCTGTATCTGCCTGTCTAAATACCCCCCGGCATCAGTGCTCATTTATTCGTTTATTGCCGTATAGTATTTCGTTAATTACTTTTTATTTTCCCGGTGTTTTCAAGGTCTTCTTGTTCGGGAGTTGGTTCGGGGTCGGGGTCACTCATTAAAATCGTAACCCGGCGGGCACGTGGTTCGTTCTCTTCAACGCCGGTAAGGTTAGTAACCTCGCCCCGCACGGTGCGTTCCGTGTCGAATCCTAACTTGTAATAGGCAATGAGGTCTTTATCCAGAACGCCGTTCAGCGGGCATGTTTTTGGGTCTTCTCCGGATGATTTCCACTCATCAACCAGTTTCTCAAGCACCTTAATTTTAATCCGCACGAGTTCCTGGAGCCGTGACCCTGTATCGATCTGCCGCTCGTTCATCTTCACGATAGCATCACGAGCGCGTTTTTCCGTGATCTTCTGCGCCTCTTTATCGAGATGCATATCGTATGCACGGGCACGGGCTACCCAATCGTGTTGGAATGACCACCGCGTTATAATCGTTGCGCTCTTGCCTAACTTTTGACCAACCTTCACGCAACTCCTATCAGCACCCATATCCCGGTATACGCAGAATGCTTCATAGGCCTTGGTCGATTCATCCGGCATCCGGTCCCATACATTGGTCTTCATCGTCAGGGCTACTCCGCCGTCACTGGTATAAAATCGCCGGGCAGGGCGTCCACTACCTGACACGGTGGGTTCTCCCCTTGCATGTATGCAGCGAACCAATCAAGATCCACCTCACTGAACGGGTGACTGATTGCTACCCTGCCGTCCGGGACTACGATGGTTTTCATACCCGTCTCGCTCTCCGGGTCATCG